AACTATCATAAAACACCCCTCCGATTGTGAAACGTTCTGCGATTTGAAGGAGAACTTTTGTAACCTCTGAATAATCAGTTACATTGCCGTTGGTCGCTATAAGATGATGATTTCTTGCCATCTTCTTATAAAATTCCGCATTCACATTCTGTTGAAGGGCTGATTCAGGAAGGAACGGCCAAGACTTGAAATAATAGATGTCATCTTGAACTATCATCATGCTCAAACTTGTGAGGTCTGATGTGGCCGCCAAATCTACTCCACACCATACAACGGTATTATCATGCTCAAACTGTTCCAAGTTTACATCACATGTGACATTTAATATCTCATCGTGTGTAATCCATGTATCCATTGAATCCACCCATTGGTTGAAATTCTTTGTAAGAACGCCCGTTAATAATGAAGTGTTGTTCTGTGCATTCTTAACCTGTTCTCTTAAATACTCCTTGGACACTGTTACTCCCAAACTCGGATTGCTTTTTATCCAACATTCTTCATTGTTGAAGATATCATCTTCTTCATCTTGGGTGTATATTGCCACAAATTGGGAATCGTCGGTTTTCAGGCCTGCAAGAATCTCGGTGCACGTCTGCATATATTCATAGCAAAACGCATATTTATTGAACCCTGCGGTTGTTATAATGGCAGCTAAACAATTATCATCATATCTTGCCCCTTGTCCTGAAACCATCACATCCCACGCCTTGGAATCGGGCTGTTCAAAAGCCTCGTCGAGCACAAAAAATGAAGGTGAGTAGCCGTCATTGCCCGATGAATTATTTGAGAGCACTTGAATCTTGGATTTGGTTGCATTGAACCTGATTGAATCACGATATCTTTCAAAGAACTTGCCCTTTGGGTCGATTGAAGAAAGGAAATTGCTTGCCATGTCAAAGCAAATCTTGGCTTGCTTTGCGTTATTGGAAATCATATAACATTCAGCGGCGGGAGTTTCTAAAAGAGAAAATAATGAAATAGCAGAAAGGAAAGCCGTCTTTCCCTGCTTACGAGATAATTGAATGTATATTTTTGTGCAGACTCGTTTTTCAGGGTCGTTCTTGTAATACCAACCAAAGATTGAATATATCATCCACTTTTGGTAAGGCAATAAGAGAAATGGTTTGCGATTGAATCGACCTGAATAATGCTTCAACTTGGAAATGAATGAAATTACAGCGTCGCACTTTTCAGGACGGAAAATGAACTTATCAGGTCTATCAAACCACGACAAATAACGCTCGCACGCCTGAATTACATATTTGCAAGCGATTTGTTTTCCTTGCACCACGTCCAACGCATATTGCTTATATTTGAGAAGAGAATCAGTTACCCGATTGTCACTCTTCTCCTTCATAATTTCCGCTTGTTAGTGCTTTTATAAATTCATCGGCTGAAATTTCATCGCCGTTTTCATTTGCGCTCTTGATTTTGCTTGCATAATAAGGTGGTATCGCCAATAATGATAAGAGTTTAATGATAGTTGATTGTGTCTCCTTTTGAACCGTCAACAATGGATTGCGCTTCTTTGTCTGCACATCATATATCCCAACTTTCTTGATAGACTTTCTACATTCTGAAAGGAGGTCGAGATTATCAACAAGCATATCCAAAAGGATTTCAAATTCAGGATTTAATCCCACTTCACCCGTCTCTTCATCAACTTCTGAGTGCTTCAATATCAAAGCCGCTTTGATTGTGTCAATATAGTATTTTGAACTTCTCTTCATTGTCGTTTTTTTTATTTGTCCTTTATAATAAATAGTGCAATTCTCGGTTTTTTCCAAGAATCCGTGATATTTGGTGCGTTTTTGTGCGTTTTTTTCCTCTTGGTCATTTCTCCCATATAAGCGTTATATTTGCCATCATGAACGTTTCCACGCTTGGAATGATATAATGCAGTAGAACGGATATAAACGTTGATAATCGGGTATCGTTGGAGATAAGATATAATGCAATCTGCGATTGTTGTATTGGTTATATCCTTTATATGGTTTTATATAGGGGTCTTTCCTTTCAAGTATTACATTCATGAATCGTTTCACTCTCATTCATGTATGAACTCGTTTTACTCGTTCATGTGTTCTTGTTATTGTTGTAGTGGTTGCTGTTATCCTTGGATATGATTGGAATGTTCCATATATCCTATTATGGTATTATCCCTATGTTATACCAACGATTGCACGTTGTTATAATCCATAGGTAGTTTTTTTCTTGGTACTCGTTTTCACTCGTTGGTTATAGGGTGGATTTATGGTTATTGGTTGGGTGTTCCACAATCTGATTTTATTATATAGAACTACACATCCAAGAATATATCTCTATTTCAGAAAATGGAACACTTGTAAAAACTACTCCTTTCATTGCATTATCACAGTCCAACAACCAACCAATGAAACACAACCATTCCAAGACATTATACAAGGGATTAGCACAATGTATCATTGGAGATTAGAAACGCTCTGAGAAGGCAAATAAACCTATATACAAAGAAAACCACCACACGTTATAAACGCATAGTGGTACTAAAAAAATAATATACAAAAAACTAATGTCAATTCTTCAACTCCTTCAAACGTCGCTGTAATGTAGCAATACCAATCGTGATTCCTTTTCTCTCTTTCAACAACGCCAATAATTTCCGCACAGATAAATTTTTATCCTCTTCCAACAGTTCACGGATTGCTTTCAACTGATTTCCTAAGTTGGTCATTTTCTTCTCCTGAGTGAATTTCATTACTCTATAGTAGAAGTTTTCCATCCAAGGAAGGCTTATATCCAAGCGTTTGGTTTTTTCATTCTGCTGCACAATCGCAAGTGCTTCTTGGGGGCTTTCTTGTCCTGAAACAACATCAAGCACACATTCCCGTTTTACCTGCGATAAAAGTGTGCTATAACCTACATCACGATTGGCTTTGCTCTTCTTGATTATGATTCCACTTTTGGGGCGGCTTGTCGTTCTTAGATACTCCAAACGCTTTGAATAAGTGGATTCAATTTGTTCTTCTGTGTATAAATCAACTTCTTCCATCACTGAAACAAGGTCACGAGAAGTTAGCGTTTTATCGGGGTCGATGTTCTGCAACTCTATCTTCTGCAATACCCGATACAAGATTCTATTCAGGTCGCAACGAGGATTCAAGAGTTTGTACAATGACATGGTTTGTAACAACCAATGTTTGATTGTCTCGCTGCTCTTATTATTATAGTGCGATTTCCCTATAAAATAAGGCATTTGGAAGTACTTCTTCTCATCAACATACTGATAAGCAATTTGGGAATCAGGAGAAAAAAGCCACCCTTCATGTTCCAATCTGTAATTCACCCATCCTTTTTCATATCCATCAACGCCCCATTTTTCCGCAAACTGATTCCAAGGCATATTCTCATAATCGTTGCACATGGTATAATTGATATATGAATTGCCACCATCATTCTTTGCCCCTTTTGAGGACTTGTGAGCGTGTTTCTCTTCTTCACGGCTGCATTCTTCTTCTTCACGTTCCATCGCCCATTGCTGAAAGGCTTCCAACTGAAAGAAATGTTCTGCACCGCTGAAAATCTTCTCGTTATTATTGAATATTGATAACGGATTGCTTGTACCAAAACACATTTGAGATGATTTGATACTACAAGCGTCAAGGGAATCTTCAAATGATGAAACCTTCTTGTACTGTTCATAAAGGAACGTTGAAATTAGCTTGTGCTGCTCTTTATTCAAACTATGCTCAAATAGGAAGAACATGTGATATTTGCGCTTCTCTTGGCTATCACTATATGAACTAAATGCGCAACTTGCTTGAATATCCCCATCAACCTTTGAAATTAGTTCTTGTGGGGTCTGTTGCTCGTTATCAAAGTCGAGAAATATCGTGTGAGATTTAATAAAGCGTTCATCTCGCTTTTCAGCTATTCTCAATAATGTTGCGCCGTCTTCCTTCTTGAATAAGGGACAAACTGCACGACCTGAACAGCATTCAAATAGAAAAGCTGCAACGCTTGTAATTTCATGTTCTGAAAAGATTATCTTTGCGCATTCAGCACCCTTGGGCTTCACCGCAAACTTTTGACTTAAATTGATTCTCATATTGTTATTAGTGTATTTTCAATTATAAATAGTGCCTTATATTATAAATTATACTAACAACGAGGTGAAAAGTCAAATTTTTCCACAAAAAAAATGCCCAAATCACCACACTTGGCAATTTGGACACCTGAAAATACTAATAAAATATGAATGAAATAACGCCCTCACGGCGTGAATTTTCTTTTGTGTTTAGCACGCATTTCAGCGTGAATATCTTCATGACATTGACAACAAACGCTCATTAGATTGTCATAATCAAATGCAAGTTGAAGAAGGTAATTCAAATCCCCATTACAAGTTTTCAAGGGAATGATATGATGAATCTCATCGGTTTCTTTTGTTCTGCCTTCTGCCAAACAACGCTCGCAAAGTGGATTTTGCATGAAGTAGGAATTTCTCACGTGTCTCCATCTCGTTGTTGAGTACACATGCTGCTGAATTAGCTTTTGCAATCCATGCTTCTTTCTGCTGTTATCCCTCTTTCTTTTATTTGGTTTGTTTATAGTGGGCATGTCATCTCCTCCTTTTCCTTTTATATTATACTACCTTCTTGTGTAAAATCCAAATCAAAACGCCTCAAAAAAATTGGGATTATATTTGTTCTGTGTCTTTCCCTTCAATAGAAACTCATACTTTGAACGCACTTTTGAATCAAGATATATCATTCTTGCGTCTTGTAATGGAAAGTTCAATATAAGCTCATTTATAATTTCACTTTCACTCTTGTATTGCGTTTTCTTGCATTGCATATAAGTGAAATGGGCTTTGTTCTGTGTCTGTGTTTTGGATTGTTCTAAGAACGGAATTCCGTTGGTATTATCAACGCTGAAACGTTCAATATCAAAATTATTGGGGTGTTCCCACTCAAAATTATTCTGAGGTTGCTTCCAATTCTTGATTGTTATGTGCTTCTTCAACCAATCGAGGTTGAACAAGAATATCGCCTCAACGTTCTCTTTTTTCTCATCTGTATATATCTGAACATATCTAAGATGAGCGTCTTTGTTGTGTTCTTCAAGATAGCGTTTAATCTTTAGTATTTTCCTGATTGATAGTTCAGAAAATGGGAAACGCTCCAACTTGTCAAAATCCTTGTAACGAGATTTTATCTCATATTCCACAACATGTTCTTTCCCTTTGTGTGATAACAAGGCGTTTGCGTCTGTGTTGCAGTATTTCTCATTTTGGAGAAACGATTTAATCTCCACGCCGTTTATTGGCAACCATGCGCCAAGAATCCGTTTTGTTACATTGAAATCAAACAACTCTTGCTTGTCAATGCGTTGTTCTACTATTGCGCTGCTCATCTCTCATCTTCATCTTTTTCAATATATAGAAAGTATGCAAGGCAGAAGCCAAGAATTAAAGAGACTATTGCATTTACTGCATTCCCTGAAAATAGTACTACCACCCAAGGCAGATTAAAAAATTGAAGGCTGCAAAATGCCACGCATAAAATCACAGCGACTAAAATTAAAATGGATATTTTCTTCATAATCTTTTTATTTTATTTATATATAAATATCAGGGAAATTGGAAAAGTGTCGCATTCCCACAAAAAAAATGCACCTTTTCTCGCATTTGGCAAGAAAAAGCGCACAAAAAAACCTCTACACTTCACCGATTGGCTTATGTAGAGGAGAAAATAAAAAGAAAATATATTATATGCGTTCTTACATTTGGAAGGCTGATTTTAGTTTATCACCAACGGCGGCGGCTTGTTTGCGTCTCAACTCGTCTATCTCCTTTTGTTGAAGGTAGAAACTCTTCAATGTCTCGTCCGTTTTATGTCCTGTAGAAGCTATTATCGTTTCTGTTGGGACATTGAGAGATAATTGAAGGTTGGTGAATGTATGTCTTGCACTATGAGACCCCCACCACTTATATTTTGGTTGCGTTATGTATTGCCCCTTCTTATTGCCTGAAATCTCTTCTTTCAACGAGGGGCAAATATCAACACAGAACGACAAAAATCGCTTGATATGCTCGTTGTATGTTTGAGGAAAGAATCGCACGTTCTTTATTTCATCGCACAGACGTTTTGCGTCCTTATGAACATTATATCGTTCAACTGATTTGCTGCCTTGTTCAGTGCAAGCAAGAGTATTTACAACATAGCGTGCAAACTCTTCATCACTATAATTCCCGATTTCATATTCATATAACAAGCGATTTATCTTTGCCTGAATCTGAATCTTTGGCATGAGCACTCGCAAGAAGGGCTTATCCGCAATTAGTTTATTATAAATATCTACTACTTGCGGAAAAATGAGCGGATGGCACAACATTTTGTTTTTTCTTGCCCTATAGGTAATTTGGGAGTAGCCTTGCTTCTTTATATCCTGAACTATGTTTGTATAGTTGTCCGCGATTGCCTGAAACACAGTACCAACGTCCATATATCTACACCCGATATAACTCTCAATCAGAAATAAACCAATGTTGCCGCTGTTGGTAGTTGTCGTCTTATAACCTTCCAACCAAAACGCAGTTATCTTTTTGAGTTCCTCTAATTTCAAATACACGATTGGGCGTTTCTCTTTCAATGTGTTTGTGAGTGAATGTGCGTTTTTGGGTGTTTTCTTAATGTCTGAGAAGCGTGAACGGTCATTCCCCAATGAATGATTGAACAACATCTTTATATTGGTAATATGATTGTTTTGTGTTGTGGTAGAACCTCCTATCAATTTTAATAACGCCTTAAAATCGACGCTTGAAAATTTCTCAAGGTGTATATCTTTCACGCCGTTCTGATAGAGAAAAAGGGTCAAATCCTTTGGCGTTGCGTTGCGGTCAAGGGTCAATGAATCATTCTTGGTTTTATAGCGGCAAATGCGCTCTAAATAGAAATAGAAATCATTATAATAATAGGTGCTTGTGCAGAACTTTTCAACAACCGAGAATGCAAGCTCATGTTCATTTTGTGCGATGGCCTTGATTTTGCCCTCAATATATTCACCGCTCCAATCATTGTTCTCCTGAATTGCGAGTTCTAATTCTTGCAACTTTGAAGTGATTTCCTCAATGCGTTTGCGTGCGTTTTTAATCTCTTCTTCTTCTGCCTTGGTTATGTTCATCGGAACGACAAGGCAACGATTTTCAGAATCCCAAAAACGAGGGGTGGAAATGGTTATATCTGTGCTTGTTGGTTTTCCACAACGGACAAATGCACTATTATAAGAGGGGACAAGTTGAAGAGTTTTTCCCCTCAACCTGAAATAAAATTGTAGTCCCTGAACGGCCTTTCTTGCCATGATGTAACGTTTATGCGTGATGATAATTTGGGGACAAAGATAAGACCTTGAAAGATAGTGTGCAAATTATAAGTACACAAATTTCCGTTACATCCCCGATGGAATATGCAATCTGTTACCGATTATTAGCACTTAGAATTGTCACAAGAATGTAAGTGTTACAATGAAATCGTGTAACGTTTATGCGTAACGAGAATGCAGAAAACGGGCTAAAATAGGGCTTTTTCTGTTGTGAGCGCGCATATATGCAAACCCATGAAATCCCTTTATTTATGGTACTTTTCAGTGGTTTTTACCAATACAGAAAAAAACCTACATACTTTTTGGGGACAGTATAGGTGCCATCGCCACAGACCTAAAGAAGCGTGGCTTCAAGTACCTTGGTTCCACACTCATCTACTCATTCCTTCAGAGCATCGGTATGATTAACGGCCACAGTACCGGCTGCTGGATGTTTGAAAAGATTGGTGGTTTTTTTTGTCAAATGAGCAAAACCCTCAAACCTCTGCCCGAAATCGGCACACCCCACATCTATCTTTGCAACGAAAAGTCAAGAGCACGTATGGCAACGAAT